ATTAACCCAAGTGACATGCAATTTGAACTTGTTGAATTGCCACAAGATACTTGGGACATTTATCTCAATATGATTTCATCACACTCAAATATGACCAGTATTCCTGGCCGTTGTTTGAGATTGGCAATCTTAGAAAAGAAAACAAAGAAGTGGGTTGGTTTCATTCGACTAGGTTCTCCTGTTATCAATATGAAACCTCGCAATGAAATGCTTGATGGTGTATTCACACAAACACCAGAATCTTCTAAATCATTTAATCACACCTCGATTATGGGTTTTGTGATTGTGCCTGCTCAACCATTTGGTTTCAATTATCTAGGTGGTAAATTATTGGCAGCCATTTGTTGTTCACATGAAATCCGTGAAATGCTCAACAAGAAGTATGGTATGAATACTTGTTTGTTTGAAACCACCAGTCTTTATGGTAGTTCGAAATCTTCTTCACAATATGATGGCATGAAACCTCTGTTAAGATTTAAAGGACTTACCGATTCTAATTTTCTTCCAATGATGCATGGCAAACCATATGAAGATTTGAAAGATTATGTTGAGAATATTGTAGGTGAGTTTGTGCCTGCCGATGCATCTTCTCGCAAATTGAAAATTTCTAATGCGATTATTTCAATGACTAAAGTGGCACTCAAAGGAACACCTGAAGGTGAGAAGTTCGGTAAGACAATTGAAAATGCCTTATTGTTGACAGAAAAGAAACGGTATTATGCCTCAAATTATGGATTCAGTAACTTTACCGATGTGGTTATGGGAAGAACAGATAAGTTGATACCAGACAAAGAGAACTATGACAAACACTATCTGGAATCGATTATAGAGTGGTGGAAGAAGAAAGCACAATCCAGATATGATAATCTAAAGAATGAAGGAAGATTGCGTTCCGAGATTGAAGTCTGGACAGGCGAAAAAGAACTTGACATTATCAGGTAATTGAGTTAGCATAAATACTCTATTAATCATTGAATGGAGTATTAAATGGCCGGTAATGCGATAGAAACCGCTAAACAAGAAAACGGTTCTAAAGTTTACTTTCGAAAAGTCATAGAAAACACTAAGAGTCCTACTGAAAGTGAATTGTTTTCAGAAGTGACCAAAGTGTATCCTGATTTAGCGAAAAATGCATCCTTACGAGAAGTGTGGATGTCAACATATGCTAAACAAGGTGCCGCTTTAAAAAAGTATCTTGGAAACAATAAAGGTTACAATTATTCCCGTGATGAAAGAGATGGTTTTATGACCTTCATTGAAGATATTGCAAAAGGTCGTTGTGGTGTTAAGACTAAAGATAATTGGGATCCTGCCGACATTTATATGGTGAGAGCATCAAAAGAAAGAGCAATTCGTAAACACATAGATGAAATTACCAAAGCGTCTGATGAAATGGCAAATATCTATTCCTTAAATTCTTACATGAGAGAATTAATCGTTAGTAAAGATTTGGTGCCTATTTCATTAAAAGCCATTTCAAAAACGAAAACAACTGCTGATTTGGAACTCTCTAATATGGGTTCAAAAGGTAAACAAAAAGAAATTTCTTTTGAAAATATTGGACCTTTGAAATGTTATTCGAATTTTGGAACCAATACAAAAACACCAACAGAAATTGACAATGGTGAAATTGCAGGACAGTTTAAAGCAGGAGAGAGTGTTGTAAATTGGCAGACAAGAAATTTCAATATGTCAACACCTAGAGGTGGTGTTCAAACCGATTTAACGCCAACAGGTAAAGATGCCGGTGCTAAAATCGGTAAAGCTTCTGCTGATGCTATTGACGATTTCTTTGCAAAGAATTATAATAAGCTTGGAATTTTAAGACCAGTTAATGCAGGTAAAGACCCACACATTCCCGAAGTAGGTAAGTGGTCAAAGGAAACACGCAAGTATTGGTTAGATTTTCAAAAAGAATTAAGTAAGTTTAAAGTTAATGGCAAACCTATTGACTTTGGTCTTTTAGAAGTTAAATATAAAAATAAAACGGTATCGAAAAATAGTTTTGAAAATGTTTTGGACTATTGTATAAGAGAAGAAAAATCTACAAGATATGCTGCAGGTCGTCTTTCTTCTAAATTGACTTGCTTAAGATGGGCATATGCATGGGCATTAATTGAGAAAAAAAACTTAATGGATGAATGGTTAAAAACTCTTTATTATGGTGCTAAAAAAGAATTTAGAGATACAAACGGACCTTTCGTAAAGATATACTAATGAAATTCACAGAATACTTAACAGAAGCCAAAGAAGGCAAAAATGTTCACCTTGAACATATTGAGGATGAAGTTCTCAATCGTGGTGTTGTGGGTGCGAGAGATGCAATCAATTTCTTACAATCATTAAGAGATATGCTTGCGGGTCATGCACAATCAAAAGTTAATGTCACAACAAAATGGGATGGTGCACCTGCAATCTTTTGCGGAACCAATCCTGAAAATGGTAAGTTTTTTGTTGGCACAAAATCGGTGTTCAATAAAAATGCTAAGTTAAACTACACAGAAGATGATATCGATACAAATCATCCAAGTGGTGGTTTAAATGAAAAACTTAAAGTTGCATTACGATATCTTCCAAAACTCGGCATTAAAGGTATTCTTCAAGGCGACATGATGTTCACCAAAGGTGACATTAAGAAAGAAACTATTGAGGGTGAATCTTATATTACATTTCAACCAAATACGATTGTGTATGCAGTACCAACAGATTCCAAATTATCGCAGACAATGTTAGCTGCACAAATTGGTGTTGTATTTCATACCTCTTATACAGGTCGAACAATGGAAGATATGAAAGCATCTTTTAACATTGACATTGGTCGTTTAACACCAACAAAAGATATTTGGTTCAGAGATGCATCGTTTACAGATGCTTCTGGTTCTGCAACTTTCACCGAACAAGAAACAAAAGACATAACATATCTTCTATCTTTAGCAGGTAGAACTTTTCAATCAATCAATTCATTAGTTTTGAATCGCATTTCATCAAGTGAATCTATCTTAACTTATATCAAGACATTCAACAATACAAAGGTTCGTGAGGGTAAAAAGATAACAAATACTCAATCACATACACTTGAATTGATTCGTTGGGTAGAAGCAAAATTAAATAAAGACATTGCTGATGTGAAGAAAGCCGAAACAAAAGCAAAAAGAACAAAAGAAAAAACTGAGATTATGCGTTTCTTTAGAACAAATGCCGCACAATTAAGATTCATTTTTGATTTACAGAACTTATTGGTTGATGCAAAATTAATGATTGTTCGTAAATTAGAATCAATTCGTTCAATTGGAACATTTGTGAGAACAGATACAGGTTATAGAATTACTGCACCAGAAGGTTTTGTGGCAGTAGATAAATTAAAAGGCAATGCAGTTAAATTGGTCGATAGATTAGAATTCAGTCAAGCCAATTTCAACGCCGCAAAAAATTGGAGCAAATGATGGCATATGATTTAAGTAAAATTTTGGCAGAATATGGTGAAGATGATTTTGGATTTTCTGCCGTATCTGAAGAAGAATACAATAGAGTTATATCTGAAACTGCTGACACCGCAGAAGAATACAAAGCAAAATTAGACCAAGTTGAAAAATTAGTTCTTCCTTTTTTCACCAAACTATTAAAAACTGCTGATAAAGAATATATCTATTGGCCAAATCGCAAGGCACTTGTTGAATCACAAATACAAAAGATTCTAGCTTTGACAAGAGGATAAATTGAAAAACTATAAAAAATACATTACAGAAGGCACAGGCCTGCATGTATTTGATATTGATGAAACTTTGTTTAAAACAAGTGCAAAGATTCATGTGAAAGACCCTTCGGGTAAAACTGTCTCTAAATTGAGTAACCAAGAGTTTAATGACCACAAATTAAAACCTGGTCATTCGTATGACTTCAAAGAATTCAAAAGTGCGAAAAAGTTTCACGATGAATCCGAACCAATTCATCCGATGATTAATAAGTTAAATGCAATTCATAAGAATATTAAAGAAAAAGGACACAATAGTAAAATCATTATGAATACTGCTCGTGCAGATTTTGATGACAAACACACCTTTTTAAATAAGTTTAAGAAACATGGTATCGATGTAAATGATACACACATTCATCGTGCCGGCAATATACCTGGTAATCAACCGCCAGCAGAAAAGAAAAATGTAGTTTTAAGAAAACACTTGAATTCAGGAAATTATCATCATGTTCACATGTATGATGATAGTAAAACAAATCTAAATCATTTTTTAAAATTGCAAAAAGAATATCCAAAAATCAAATTTCATGCACACCATGTTACGCATGAAGGTAAAACAAAAAAACATATTCACGAAGCCGCATACGCAGGTAATATTGGTGCGATGGAAATGTTTAAGTTTTTTGAAAAGGCAAATGCACAACAAAAAGATAAACTCAAAGAGTTTATCCGTAAGAAAGAAAACAAAGCTGCATGGCAGTTAGTTCAAGATGTTACTGGCGTGAAACTACATAAAAGTGTGCATGAAGAATATGGTGCAGGTGAAGATGGTACAAATGAACTTCGGAAGAAATATCAAAAAGACACACCAGGACAAAAAATTAAATCATTTACAGATTATGTAAAGACTAAGTAAATATATTATTGGAGTTTATTATGAAAGACATTGTGGTTGGGTGTATCACCGGGTACACATTTGATAAAATTAAACCTTGGGTCAATTCTTTAGACCGTTGTGGTTTTGATGGCGTAAAGGCCATGATTTGTTATAATGTAGATTATGAAACTGTGGAAGAACTTGTCAAAAGACAATATACAGTTCTAGCGTTCGGTAAGAACGACAATCTAAAAAAATTCGAATACAAAGAAAACTTCTCTATTGTTGTGGAGAGGTTCTTACATCTATGGTATTTCTTTAAAAAGTTTCAAGGACAATACCGATACATTGTTTCTACCGATGTGAAAGATGTTATCTTTCAAACTAATCCATCAGAGTGGTTAGAAAAGAACATGAATGATGCACAGATTAATGTTGCATGTGAATCGATTCGGTACAAAGATGAAGATTGGGGTAATCACAATCTTTTCAAAGCATTTGGTCCTTTAGTTCACGACCACAACCAAAACAATCTTATTTACAATGCAGGCACAGTATCAGGTAAGTTTGATACGATGCTTGATTTCTTTTTAAATGTTTACATGATGTGTAATGGCACTTCTCATTTTACAGAGGGTGGAGGTGGTCCTGACCAAGCCGCAGTCAATATTCTTTTGAACATGAAACCTTATAGAGACATTACAAGATTTACTGCCTCTGAAGAAGGATGGGCGGCACAACTAGGTACAACAGGTCCACATATTGTAGGTAAATATGCTGACAAGCTGGTTGAAAAAACTCCAATTTTAGTAGATAATACAGTATGCACAAGTGATGGCACACCCTTTGTAATGGTACATCAATATGACCGTGTGCCAGAATGGAAAGAGATAATTGAGAAAAAATATGAGTGAATATCAAATTGATTGGAATAAATTGGCAAAGTTTAATATTGTAGTAAACACACAACCAAAGAATCCATTAGAAGATGTGATAAAGAATGATGAGTTGGTTTCATGGATGAGAGAATATCCTGATGCAATGGATATACTGAACAAAATCAAGGACAAAAAATGAGTGATGAATTTATTATAGACACAACACAAAACATGATTAGAGGTGAAAAAGTGGTTAGTCAAGACCCATTTCATCATTTGCCTGCAACAGAATGGGTTCAAAAACAAATTGATTGGAGAAATAATTCAGACGCATCTGGTCTTGGTTTAGAAAAACTTTTTGTCGAACATTTTGGTGACAAAGAAATCGTTGGTGCTGAAATCGGCGTTTGTCTGGCCGCATCAACAGAACTCTTTATGAAAAATGTACCAAGTATTAAAAAGTATTATGCAATTGATAGTTATCCAACTTACATAGATTGGAATGGTGCAGATTTTAATGAAGAACGCCAAAAATTAATGAAACAATATGCAATCGATGTTCTCAAACCATTCAAAGAAAAAATTGAATTTATCTATGAAGATAGTTCAACTTTTGCCAACTCTATTGAAGATGAATCTTTAGATTTTATTTTTATTGATGGCGACCACTCATATGATGGATTTACTAAAGATTTGAGTAGTTATTTTCCTAAAGTAAAAAAAGGTGGAATTGTTTCTGGTGATGACATTACTTTAACAACTATTAGTAATGGCCTAAATGATTTCTTTTCTGAAAATAAACCTGATATTAAAACAGGTGAGAAAATGTGGTACCTGATAAAGGAATAAATTATGCCTCAGTTAAAAATGGATTACTTGAACAAGTATTCAGAAAAGAAAGTATTTGTTGAAAGTGGAACTTATGAAGGAGATACAGTTCAAACTGCAATTGATTTTGGATTTGAAGAAATACACAGTATTGAATTGTTAGACAAGTATTATGAAATGTCTAAAGAAAGATTCAAAAACTATCCACAAGTTAAAATTTGGAAAGGCGATTCGCCAGATATTCTCAGAGATGAAATTATTCCAAATCTTAAACATCAAGCAACATTTTGGTTAGATGCTCATCGTAGTGGCAAATTAGAAGTGCCTGGTAGTGAAAAGTATGGTGCATGTCCGCTTGTTTACGAAGTTACTGAAATTGGAAAATCAAAAATTAAAAATCATCTTATCTTTGCCGATGACCATAGATTGTTTGATACACAAGGTTGGGACTTTCTAAAGAAAAGTGATTATATTGATGCAGTATTAAAAATCAATCCTAGTTATAAGTTCACCAATTTAGATGGTGGTTTTAGTTTTGGTCGCCAATTTCCTGATGATGACATTTTCTTGGCATATATTGAATGAAGAAGATTATTATTTGGGGTGCAAAATTAGATTCAGGTCACACGCATGGATTTGCACATCTTGGTTTTTATCGAGCCGC